AACTGCCCGGCAATCACCCCGACCCGGGCCAGGTCTGTCGCAGTGACGGGGAGCCCCGCCGACATCTTCAAGAAGTCCTTCCCGAGTTGCTGGATCGCCCCGCTCGCCAGCCCGGTCTTTTGCTGAACCCGGAGCATGATGTCTTCAAAGATCGCTGCCTGCTGCACTGTCTTGAGGATGGCGAACATCCCGACGACGCCCGCCACGACCGCTCCGATCCCAATGGCGACCGCGCCAAGGGCCTGCTTCGCCGCAATCCCCATGGCCGTGAAAGAGGTCCCGATCTTCTTCGTCACCCGGGACGCGAGATCCTTGGCATGAATGATGATCCCGAAGTGGGACAGAAGGTTCGCCACGAGAGGGCCTACCTCCTTCGAGAGGATGAGGGACGCGGGACAGATCGGAACGCGCTACGGATGGCCTTCGCCTCCTCCTCACGGAACTCCCGGAGTTTCTCTTGCCACCAGGCAAACCCCCCGGGGTCCGGATCGATGGGCATCAGGAGAATATCCTCCAGAGTCAGATTGAACCCGCTCCCCTGGGACTTGTAGAGAAGCGCCGCTATCCCCGCCCAAAGGTTTTCGCGGACTTCATCTGCCGACTGCCTCCCAAGAAGAAAGGGGCATCGAGCATGATGCTCACGAAAACCTCCTTCCCGCACTTCGGGCATTCCACCGGAAAGGCGAGATCCACCCCCCCTTCCAGTCTCTCTACCTCGTCCAGGAAGGCATTCTGGTCCAGAACTGAGAGTCTCTCCAACCACCGCCGCTTGTCGTTCGAGTGCACCCCGTCGATGTCGTCGATGCGGACAGTCAGGACATCGACCACCTGCCCCTTCTGGTCCCCCCGAGAAGCAAGAAAGGCCTCGTCAGAGCCCCGCATGATGTGATGACGACAGGTCCGTCCATCGAAGGGGAACGTGAAGACCAGCGCCTCTCCCGAGCGAATTGACTGGATCGCCTCCGGCTGCATGGGCCGGACGGGAAGTTCACTGCACTTCACCTGCCATGCGATGGCCGAGCCGCAGATCGGGGAGGAGCATTGGGCATTGAAGTCGAACTCGTCCCCGAGCGAGACCTGCCTCAACTGGATGAAGTAGTGCCCCCGATCCACCCTGGACACCTTCATCCAGTCCACTCGCCCGTCTGGAAACTGGTAGGGCCCCGTGTCCAGGGTCTCCACCCAACACTCCTGAAGGACCGAGTCCACGGACCGGCGAGAGCGGATCAGCATCGGGTCCACGAACCGAGACTGGTCCGCAGCCGTCATCTGCCGGATCCTGCCCCGCAGCCCGGAGATGAGCGTGATCTCCTCCACCCGGAGCCGAGGGAAGGTCAGAGGCGACCCCACGGGTCCGGGAACTGGGGCAGGAGGAGAAGAGGGGGCAGGAAGAATGGATGGGGAATCGTCCTGAGCCATGACGGCCTCCTTCGATTTGGAAATCGACCTTACCTTTACCTGAGACCCGGCGGAGCCGGATCACGCACGACTGTAGTTCAGCAGACAGAACCGAAAACTTTTTGGGATTTACCTCCTTTACGTCGAGATGGCGGCGACCGGGATGTACTCGAAGGACTCGTAGGCAAGCGTCAGGCTCTCCATACGGAGGTCCGACCCCGAGTTGTCCCAGTCCCCGGTCTTGAAGTTGCGAGGCCATCCGTTGAACAGCCTCCACCGCTCCATCTCCGAACCGTCCCGGTCTCTCTGCACGATGTCCACCGTCTTCATGTAGAGAGGTTCGGGGGCTCCCGAATCCCCGAGAGCCTGGAGGACCAGCTTTGCCCAGACCAGCAGGGAGGGGTCCATGCTCGCACCCCTCTCCAACGTGATGTCGGAGAAGGACACGAGCCCCGGGGTTTTCCGAGGAACCGAGACCCCGCCTTCCCGGTACTCCACCGGCTCTACGTCCATCTCGATGCCAGAGCACTTGGAGAACCCGGCGAAGGGAATCCCCGCGATCTCGACGTTGAACCTCCAGGCATCGTGATGTTTCCTGGGGGCTCCCAGGGCCATGTTTCACCTCCTGTGTCAGATCCGAGCGACAGAACGGCCTTCTAGTTGTGGATGACGATCATCTCCCCCGCGGTGATCACGGAAACGTCCGTCGTGGCCGGGACCTCCTCCCGGGGATCGTCGATCTGGTCAGTCCGCTCCAGCTTAATCAGCCCCGTAGCAGAACGGACGAAGACCGGGGAGTAGCCCTGCCACCCGTCCCCGAAGATCACCGCGACGATGTTGGCAATCCCCCCGACCACCCGGAGAGGAGCCGCCGTGACATCGATGGCCTCCCCGCCCGTCGGGTAGGAAGTGTCCATCGCCACCGTGGCCCTCTTCACGAGAAGCGGAGCCGACGGGATCTGTCCCCCGGTCGGGGTCGCCGCTGTCAGAACCGCTGCCATGTTCGTCTCCTCCTAAACTGTTGCCTGCCTGAGAACCTTTCCCCCTTACGTTACGCTGTTTCCTACACCCCCGCCAGTTCCTCCTCCAGTTCCCGAGTGTCCTGGGAAATCGTGATGATGATGAACTCTGCCGGCTTCTGTGTGGCAAGCCCGATGTTGACCAGGAGCCTCCGAGAGAAAACCACCGCCGGAGTGTTGAGGTCCTTGGAAACGTCCACGAAGAAGGACTTATCGGGAGTCGAGCCCCGGAACGCCCCGGCCCGATACTGGAGCAAAAGGAACAGCTTGATCGCCGCTTCCACTTCCGCCCGGAGCCGGTCGTCGTTGTTCCGGTGCTTGGCGAAGACGATTCCCGTCCTGACCGACTCCGAGATGTAGATCACCCCCCGCCTCTCGGCCACGGACGGGAAGTTCCCCAGGGCCTTCAACGTCCTGGAGCCATCCACATGAATCGGGAGCCCGGGAGGCTTCCAGATCGGGTTGATCCGCCGGGGATAGATGTAGTCCCGCCGGGTTTCGTCGTTCACCGTTTCCGTCTCCAGCCCGATGACCCCGCGGAGGATTCCATTCTCGATGTTGGCAGGCTGCTCGTAGATCCCTCCAACCTTCCGCCCGTCGTTCTGGGCGTAGAGCCCGGCGAGATAGCCGGAAGGAGGAACCGTGATGTCGGCCACCCCCCCATACACCGTCGTAGACGGGTTGACCACCTTCACCCACGGCCAGTAGAAGGCGGAGAACTCCGACCTCTCCAGAAGCGCCGCTGTCGTCTCGACATAGGTGACGACAGCGGTATAACTGTTCGCCACCGGAGGGTCCAGGATGGCGAACATCGACTTGTTCCGGGTGATCTCGCAATAATCCTGCATCCCCTGATGAACCGCCGTGGTCTGCCGGTCCGGGATAATCAAGATCCGGATGTCGTTCACGATGTCAAAAGCCCGGATACCCGTTGTCCCGGCGGAGTCCCCGGTGAAGTCCGCATCCGCGAGGGCGGCCAGCCCATCCACCCCTCCAGCCAGGGCCGTCTGGGCCACCGCCGGGCGGTCGTTGGGAGCCGCCGTCGCCGAATCCAGGTCCGTTACCTTGATCAGATCCGACCCCGTCCCATCCGTTGCGTTGATCACCGTCTCCACATAGTTCTTGGCGGTGTCGAGCATGGAGACGTTCGGGAAGATCTCCTTCACGATCCCGTCCTCGATCACCTCTAGGTTGAACTCCGCCGTGGAACCGGTCTCCTTCCCGGAGGTCGGGGCCTTGATGTCCACCTTGAGATCGTTCCCCCAGATCCCATCGTAGAGAGCATCCACTCTGAGAGTGTTCAGCGGAGTTCCCGCCCGGTCCTTGAGAGTGATCGTGGCCGCCACGGAGGTCTTCGTGAGCGGATCGGAGATCGTCGTGTAGTGGACCGTCCGGGAGACCCAGAGTTGCTTCCCCCCATTGAGGAAGTAGCCAAACACCCCCTCCGGCCCCTTCCCCGCCGTGATGAACGTCCCGTAGCGTTTCTTGAACTCTGCCCAGGATGTCACCAGCTTCGGGGTCCGAACCGGTCCCCTCTCAAAGATGCCCACGATTCCGGTCGTCGCCGTCGAGACCCCCTCGATGGTTCGGATCCCCGGGGGAGCTTCCTGGACGATGACTTTCGGAGAAAGAAGTTCATTTCCCATCGATTCCCTCCGTCAGTCCGATGCCTACGACAGCCGGATCAGATTCCCGCCTGCCAGATCGGTCTTGATCCCGGAAGAAGCCAGGGCCCCGTCCGGAACCTCCTGGGTATCTGACCAGGGCTCCTTCGCCCGCCGAGCCCCGAACGTGATCGTCGGATACTCAACGCCCCCGGCCACCTTGGTCCCGTCCGGCCGCGTCTCCTCCGGCTTCTCCACCCCCGGCAGAGCGTCCAGAATGTAAGTCCGACTCTGCGGGATCATGTTCTTCAAAAGAGCCATCCTGTCCCCTCCTATGGCGGCACATCCGGAGTGTCGTCGTAGTAGATCGTGACCTCCGGGTTTGTCCCCGCAACGGCGCTGAACGTGACTCCGACGTCCACGGCCTCCCCCACAGGAACGCCCACCGCCTCAACCCGGGCGACCCCCCGGAACCGGATCATGCCCCTGTCCCTGGGATCAATCTCCTGCGAGAAGTCCTTCGCCAGAGACATCCGGTAGGAAACCTTGGTCCCGCTCCCCTCATAGGTTTCCACATCCAGGTCGTTGTTCCTATAGAAGAAGTCCGTAGCCCACTTGACCAGGGCCAAGGCCCGCTCCAGCCCCCCACCCTCCTTCACATCATCCCGATCCACCACCGCCACGTCAACCTCTAGATCATGCCGCATTGTCTCCCGTTGCCGGTCAAAGGTGAAGAGAGCCTGATCTACGGTGTCGATGGCCTCCGTGAAACTCTCCTCCTCATTCCGAACCTGATTGACGTTCTCCAAGATGATGGCAGGGATCTTCGCTGCCACCCGGTCAGCTTCCCCGGGCCGGACGTAGTCTGCCGAAGAGCCGATCACCGTCTCCTCCAAAACTTGTCTCTGGAGTTGGGTGAGAAGCTCCCGGAGAACGAGTCCAAGATGCGACTTCACAGACAGGTCGGGCCGCTGATAGGTATACCCCCCGGACCGGATCGCCTGGAGACTCGTCTTGTTGTTGATCACGGTGACATCCACCGCCCCCACCGACTCCGGGACCTGGATGGAAGAGGGCACGACGCAGTCGAGAAGCGTCCCCCCATCATTGGTCACGGGAGCCGTAATCCCGTTCCTCACCCGGGGCCGTAGAGCCACTTCTGCCCCAAACTTCACCGTCATGTCGTTCTTATCCCCGTCGAACCCCGACCCAACAATGAGAACGAGATTCGTCCCCCCAGGATGCCCGGAGGACGGGGTGACAGAGGTTATGACCACCGGATTTGGCATCTACCGCACCGCCGCCTCGAACCATGCGAAGGACTGGTCCGCAACCATCCTCTCGATCCTCCCCCGATTCGCGTGGAAAGTCGGGAACAGGTAGGGCCGGGGAGGAATCACGACCTCCTCCGTGTCCGGCTTGAGATGCAACCCCTGAGCATGAAGGTAACTCCGCATCCGAGGAGTGACCCGAATGTGCGCCCCGAACTCATGGACCGCCGCGATGTTCACCAGAGGGTCTCCCGTCGCCGCCCGAGTGTTTCGATGGACCCCGACCAGATAGGCAGCATGAGAGATCTTATGCTCCTTGATCGACCGCCGGAGATGCCCCGTGTCGATCAGTGCCTTTGAAGATCCCTTCTTCGCCTTGGTGAACTCATGCAACGGCACAAACCTTTGCCCCCCGGGTGCCTGCCTCTGAATTCCTGTACGGACCTCCGCGGCCAGGAACACCGCCGCCCTCTTCGCGGAGTTGTCCAGGATCTGCCGAAGAACCAGCTTCGACCCGACCATGGCCGCGGCAAACCTCCGGGCCCTTTCCGGAGTCGTGAACACCTTGTACCAAGGTCCCGGCACGCCGCCTCCCTACCCGGTTGGATGCTCCGCCAACTCGAACTCCACCACGGAATCGTCTGACGCCCAAGCA